AACTCCTCATTCTCAGGGTTCTTGATGTTGTCTGTCCAACCTGGACATGAGTCAGCACGACCCTTAACACATCTCTTGTTAATAGTACACGCATTAAGCATGAACAATAAACATACTGCAGTAATACAGTATAGCACTAATACTTTTAGTGTAATCTTTTCTTTTCTTGTAAACATGATTTTAAGTTTTAAATGGTGAATAATAAACAAGCAGGATTATTTACCCTGCTTGTTGTTTGGTATCCAGACAATGTGAAACGGTATACGTGTCACTGCGTCTAAATATCTTTTTGATTTACCGTTGTTATAGGTTACGGTAAGGACCTGCACTAATTGCTCTTGGAACAATTCAGTGCTAACTGTAGTTGTGATCATAGCAGTGACAAGGAAAGGACAAGATATAATACTAGAAAGTATAGTTGATAGGAACGAAGCGGAGCGGAGTGACGTGGGAAAAGATAAAGCCCCGAAGGGCTATATCATTAGAAGGGCAATTGGTCTACATCCCAATTACTCATAGCAATGAAGTCTTGTCTTCTCTCAAGATCAGCTTTGTAAGCTAATAATATCTCAGCTTCTTTCCAGTCAACGTGTTCTCCATCAAGGGTTATATCCCAATATTGGTATCTACCTCTAATGCCTTTGTAATGTAAATCAATTGCAGTCTGTAATGCCGCATCTTGTAGATGAAACTCTTCAACTCTTAATGCTTCTGGATTCTCTGATGTTCTATAACGTAATGTATACATGGTGTATGATACCTATTGGATAGTAGGCAAGTACTAGGAAAGGCTTAATATAATATGTACACAGCAAGAGTACTGATAACATATAACAATAGATGATGACCTGTGATGATTAACGTATGATGACATGGTAGGAAGACATGTAGACACACATCATTCCTTCTGTATCTTAGATGCCATCAACACTCCTAGGAAAAGAATGCTTTATTTATACACAGCAGGAATTCAAAAAGGTCTGGCAATTTGCATAGGGGGTAGCCCCCGCTGGAAGTTTGGCCGGGGGTCGTTTAATATAGACCCCACACAAACTAACACTCATCTTGTTTTTTTATACTCCAAAATTTTTTTTTTAAAAAGCGTTGTGTATATTTGTAGCAGAAAGCTTTACTCTGCTTAGGCTACTTACTTTGTCTTGCCAGATTTCCTAATAAGACCAAGGTAGATAAAGCGCTTCTATTATTGCTTGATTAAATTCTCTACAATAATCCCCGGGTAATTCTGGGGATTATTGTTTATGTCTCTTATAGTGTGTATATTAGCAAAAAAATTATTATGGTATTAAAGATAGGATCCACTGGTGAGGATGTAAAACAATTACAGAGATTTTTAAAAGTTACTGATGATGGTATCTTTGGTTCAGGTACCGCGCTTAAGGTTAGAGCTTGGCAATTGTTAAACGGGTTAACGCCGGATGGGATTGTTGGTACTGATACCATGACTAAGATGGGGTACATCACAACTGATCTATCGGAAAAGGCGGAACCTTCTTTTGAATTTAAAAGGTTACATCTTCCGGCTGGTGAGTATCTAGTTGGGCCTACTAAGAAAGAGTGGTTGTTCTTACATCACACTGCCGGTTGGCATGATCCTTTTAATACTATTGTCCAATGGGGTAAAGATACTCGTGGTCCGGTAGCAACTGAGTTTGTTATAGGTGGGCAATCTATTAAAGGTGAAGAATTTAAAGCTGACGGTGTCATTGTGCAGGCTTTTCCTCGTAGTGGTTATGCCTGGCATCTAGGTACTGGTAATAATATCATGCATAGAAATTCAATTGGTATTGAAGTATGTAACTTTGGCCAGCTTACTAAAGGTGGTTATACCAAGGATGGTAAATGGATTGCTCTAAAATCAAATTCTTTTTATACTTACGTAGGTGTTGAAGCTGCTTCTGAACAAGTTGTTAAATTAAGTAAAGCTTTCAGAGGTTACGAGTTCTGGCATAAATATTCAGATAAACAAATTGAGAGTCTTAAAAAGAATATTTTGTTTATTGGAGAGCGTGATGGTATTGATATTAGAAAAGGCCTACCTGAGTTGATTAAGTTAGCGGGTGCTCAGAAAGCATTTGACACATGTAATGAAGATATGTGTAAAACTACCAAAGGCTTATGGAATCACACCAATGTTCAGAAAGGTAAAGTTGACATGTTTCCGCAAACAGAGCTGGTAGACATGCTTGTAAGTTTATAAAATAATTTGTATATTTACAAATTAAATTAATACTCATGCCACACATACCGTTACAAGGTACATTAGGATCAGGTAGTACATTACTATACACATGCCCTATAGGTAATACAGCTAATGTAAATCTTAAATTTAATAATCCCTCTGCATATACAATTACTCTTTCAAGATTTGATTCTATTCTTGGTGTAACTACTGATGTTTATACATTCAATTTAGCAGCTGGTGATTTTGTAATTGACAATAACAATTATTTTTTAAGACCTAGTGATTCATTAACTGTTAACTCATCTATTGCCGGCACTAATTATTTAATAACAGCATTAGAATATTTATAATGGAATTAATAGATGGTAGTGGTAATGTATACGGTGAGCATAATGTACAGATCATTGGCTCTGATGGTAAACCTAAAAATCCTGGAACAGCTTCACCTATTGGTCCGGCAGGAGGAGATCTTACAGGAACATATCCTAACCCAAATGTAATATGGCCAAATGGATATCCAACTTATGATATTAGATATGCTCCTATAGATGGTGTAAACTTTGGACAAACACAATGGTCAAGAACATTAGCTGCTCCTGTTGCTTTAAATAATGGATTAACAGCTAATGGTTTTACATTTTTTACAAATGCTGATAAAGTAGCAAATGGTACTACAGCTTATGATGAATATAACCAATACTATGGTAGACAAATAACTTTATCTGGTACTACTGGCACAGCTAATATAAATGTAAATGGCGTTAACTACTTAGCCACTTTTACTACTAATCTTTTTACTACTGCTCAAAACTGGGTTACAGCTAATCAAGCTGCTTTATTACTTTTAGGTATTAATGTTTTTGCTTTAGGTTCTGGTGCTGATGGAAGAATAAGATTTAGTAGGAGTAGTAATCTTATTCTTGATACAATAACAATAACAAATGTTTCAGGTACTCTTAATGGAACTATTGTTAATCCATTTACAGGAACAGCTGCTTCTTCTTTAGATCACATAATTATTCCTTATACAGGAACTCCTTATGTAGGGCAAAGATTAAATCATAATTTTAGAGTTAATTTTAGTATTTCTACAGGTACAGATCAAACTCTTGCTTTATCTTTAAGAAGATATTCAGATGATTCTATTATAGGTAGTGAAATTCAAGTTAATAGAAATCTTGATGTTGCCGGACAACAATATAATTTTTTATCATATACATCAGGACCTTTAGATCCTTTTGTAACAGGAGGGTTTTATTTTGCTCTTAGAAACAATTCTGGTTCAAATGTTAGTATTGAGTCTAATGTGGGAATATTAATAATTACTAATTATCAAAAGCCTACAGATTTTTAAGTTATATAAATTGTTTATTTGTAAAAATATATTTGTATATTTATATCTTTATTTGTATATTGTATTATGGATGTAGTAAATTTTGATGCTTTAAAAGCACAGGGTAAAATCATAGACCCAGCCCAAGTAGATCCTAATGAGGATTATTTTTTGATTGGTAAGTACAGTAATCACTACAGGACTAATAGTATGAAGGCTACTAATTATCCTATCTATGCTATTAAGGCTGGTGATGTTATGGGAGGATCAACTCCTGCATATAAAGTATACTCTGCATTATTAACTCAAATGGGATCTAATGATCCAATAGCAATTGTTCTTGAAAACACATTAGGTGTACCAGTTACTTGGTATAGAGAAAACAGCATTGGTTCCGGTAATTATTATGCTGAAGCTTTTGGTGCATTTACTTTAGGTAAAACGGTAGTTGTACCAGGAGTAATTAATTTTTCAGCTTTAAATAACAATGCAATACCGGCTACACTTGATCAAGTATTTATTTTAACAATAGGTACAGGCATAGGTCCATTACCAACTCCTTCAGATGACTTATTAAATAACACATTTATAGAAATAAGAGTATATAACTAAGATGATGCAAGAATTTAAACTACCAATAAAGTTTTATGGTCAATTAGCTAATCAGCCAATTGTACATAATCAAGGAATATTACTACTAGCTGTACAAACAGTAAACTTAAATACTACTGTAGACCAACCTATTAAATTAAATGGAGGAAGTAAGTTTGTAATAACAGGGTCTATTGCTACTAACCTTCAAGGTACTTGTAATAATGGTGATTATAGCAAGATTTATTCAAAACCTAACCCTATTGCACAAGCTTGTGATCTACTTATTGAATATAATGTTACATCTTTTGGCTCTCCTCTTCTTGTTGCACCAGATGATTATATAGATGGAAGTGTAAATGTTGGAGGATGTATATCACCACCACCACCAAAACCATTAACTGGAGATACTATTTATCTTAGTGTTAATACACCTGAAGGATCACTTTCAACAGTAGACTTATACATATACGGATATATAATTAAATAATAAAGCAATGAATGAATTTAAACTAAACAAAGTATTCAACTGGCAACTGTGGAATAATAAAATTAACAAAACAGCATATTACAGTCACTCATTAGTTGATGGAAATGTCATTACTGTTAATACCCTTAAAGGTATTATTGAGATAGATGCTATAGAAAATATTGGCGGTGCTGATCCAGCTTTTGATGGATTTGTACAAATCTACATTAATAACCCAAGTCTTATTTTGACTGAGGCAAATAAAGATAATATCTATGTACAGCTTACTCCATATTACAAACCTGTGCCAATTACTGATAGAGCTATACCATATATTATAAGTAATGGTGTTTTAGTACCAAATGGTGTAGGTATTAGTATTTATAATGCTAGTCCTGCTGGAGCTGGTGCGGATCAATGGCAAGGTGCATTTTATTTATATTATGAAATTTACACTATTTAATAATGGACATAGTTAAGATCCAAACTCTTATTGCCCAAGGTAGAGTAGTAGAGCTTACTGATATAGACCCTACACAATCTTTTGTGCAGATAGGTATATACCAACCAGACAATAGAAAGATTGGATCAGGTAATAACACTTATCCTCCTTTTGTAATTCCTTTAAGTGAACTTGCAAGTGGTGGTGCTTGGGGAACTATCACTGGAGTATTAGCTGCTCAGTTAGATTTACAAGCTGCCTTGGATGCAAAGTATGATATAACCAATCCTGATAGTTTTATAGATATTACAGCACTAGCTCCTTATCAATTAGCTTTAGGATTTACTCCAGAAGATGTAGCTAATAAAGATATAGATACAGCTTTAGCTGCTAACAGTGATATATTATATCCTTCACAAAAAGCAGTTAAGACTTATATTGATGCTTCAGTTACTGGTGTCTTAGATGACAGAGGTAACTGGGATGCTTCATCTGGTTTATTTCCTTCTACCGGAGGATCAGGCCCATTAGGTACTATTCTTAAAGGAGACTTATGGTTTGTATCAGTACCAGGACTACTTGGTGGAACTCCAGTAGTAGTAGGAAATAACTTTAGAGCATTGGTAGATAATCCAACTCTTTCTACAGATTGGAATATCCTAAATGTAGGTCTAGGCTATATCCCGGAAAACATAGCTAATAAAGGTATACCTAATGGTTATGCTGAATTAGATGCAAATGGTAAAGTACCAGCTTCACAAATAAAATATAAAACTTTACATACTCATGGTTTTGGAGCAAGTACTCTTGGTACAACATCTGGTAGATACTATTTAATAGGTCAGCAACTTAGTCAAGTTATTACTTCTTTTGGTACTGCAGCTAATCCAGGAATAACAAATACTAAAAATTCTGGTCTAATACCAAAAACAGGTACTATAACAGGAGCAAAAATTTCATGGACTCTAACTGGAGGAAGCTCTAATTTAAACTTTGCATTTACTTTTAGAAATAAAACAACAGGTCTTATATCAAGTATTACACCGGCAGTAGCAATAGGAGGTGCATCAATAGTTTCAAAAACTTTTATTGTTATTGGTTTAGCTATACCTGTAACAGAAAATGATTCTGTATTTACAGTAATTCAATCTCCTGCAATTCCAGCTTCACCTGTTGGTCAAACTCCAACTGGTGTAACAATGATTATAGATTATATAATAGAATAATAAAATGGACATAGTAAAGATACAAACATTAATAGCCCAAGGCAGAGTAATAACAGATATTACTGAGGTTAACCCTGATGAAGCTTTTGTACAAGTAGGTGTTTATCAGCCTAACAATAGAAGAATAGGTTCAGGCAATGCTGATTCTTATCCTTCTTTTGCTATTGCTTTAAGTGAACTTGGAGGAATACCTACATTACAACAAGTACTTGATTTTAATCATGACTTAGTTAATGGTATAAACCTTCAAGGAACTGATGCAGGTAATGGTGCAACAGGTGTTGCTAGTGTAAATTTTTTAGGAACTCAGGCTGGTTATGCTGCAACTAATGCTTATCAGTCTAATTTTTTAGGACAGGTTTCTGGACAAGGTGCAACAGATGCAAGGTTTTCAAACTTCCTTGGTAATCAAGCAGGTCGTTTAGCTGCTAATGCTTATGAATCTAATTTTCTAGGTGTTAATGCTGGAAGCCTAGCAGTCAATGCTAACAGCTCCAACTTTTTAGGAAGTAGTGCAGGTGATAATGCTACCAATGCAGATAACTCAAATTTTTTTGGACACTTAGCAGGTTTCAATGCTACTAATGCTGACAACTCAAACTTTATAGGACAAGGTGCAGGTATTAATTCTCCTAATGCTTATTACTCTAATTTTTTAGGAGCAGGTACAGGGGCTAATGCTGCCAATGCATACTATTCCAACTTTATGGGAAACAATGCTGGTAATTTAGCTAGTAGTGCTAGTAACTCAAACTTCTTTGGACCTAATGCAGGATATAATTCTTCTAATGCTTACCAATCTAATTTTTTAGGAAACAGTGTAGGCTATCAAGCTACTAATGCTAATAGCTCTAATTTCCTTGGAGCTAATGCAGGAAGTTTTGCAACAAATGCCAGTAACTCTAATTTCTTAGGATCTATTGCAGGATACCAAGCATCAAGTGCGTATGACTCAAATTTTTTTGGTGCTAATGCAGGTCAAAATGCAACTAATGCTTACAGTTCAAACTTCTTTGGTAGACTTGCTGGTGTTAATGCAAATAGTGCTTATTTATCTAACTTCTTTGGGGCTAGTGCTGGTTTTGGTGCAGCAGCAGCAAGCTACTCTAATTTCTTTGGTATAAATGCAGGAGCTTCTTCTAGTGGAAATAATGTTAATGCTTTTGGTAACGGAGCAGGTGCAGGAAATACTTTATCTGGAATGACTATATTTTCAAATGCTTCAATGCCTAGTTATACAAATTTTGCTACAGCATCTGCAGCAATTACTGTTGTAGGTGGAGCAACAGCAGGATGTACTTATTTATATCATGATCAGGCAACAAATTCAATAGGAGCAGTAAGACTTTAATTAAAAAATAAATAAAATGACAATTACATTTACAGACCCAAAAGAAATCACTCTTGTAAAAGAGTTAAAACAAACAGTATCTGAAATCACTATTAATGAAGTAATAGATAATTCAGCAATGAAAATAGTAAGAGCATTCACTAGAGAAGTAGGTGTTATCACTCTTTGGGAAGGTGATGCTTATGATGCTATTGGTCAATGGACTGATACTGATGTTATCAACAAAATCAATGAACTTTATAGTTAATAGTTATGATACCAGAACAAGCAAAAGAAGTATTAAATCAAGCTTTAGATCAAGCTTTTAAAAAAGGAGTATATTCAATGGCTGATGCAGCTTTGCTTTTACAATCTTTAAATGTCTTGTTTAATAGTAAACAAGAACCAACTAAATAAATAATAAAATGAGTATAGGTAATCTTAAAGACCAGGGTAATAAAGGAAATAACTTTCCCTACCAACTTAAAAATTTACAGATACTAGGAGCTATTAATGAGGGGATCACTGACCTCAATAATACAATAGTTTCTGAATATTTAGGTCCAATGATTACAGATGCTTTTGGTAGACAAAGAATTTCTGAGCCATTTACTCTTGGAGATTATAAACACATCTATGGATTAAACACAAACTTCTTAGATAAAACAACTAATGGAGGTACAGTAACTTTTATTTTTGATCAAGCTTCTGCTTTATTGTCAACAACATCTAACCCCACTAGTAGTGCTATTCATCAAACTAAACTTTATCATGCCTATATGCCTGGTAAAAGTCAATTGATTTATTCTACAATATGTTTTAAAGCAGCTGTTACTAATGTAACTAAAAGAACAGGATACTTTGATGATCTTAATGGTATATATTTTGAACAAAATGGTGAGGGTACATTATCATTTAATGTAAGAACTAGTACAAGTGGAATAGCTATTGGAACAAGAATAGTACAGTCTTCTTGGAATGTAGATAAGTGTGATGGAACAGGTGCTTCAGGATATAACCTTGATATTACAAAAACTCAATTTTTCTTTACAGATTTTACATGGTTAGGATTAGGAAGAGTAAGATGTGGATTCTTAGTAAATGGTGAATATATAATTGCCCATGAGTTTAACACATCAAATACACTTACCGTACCTTATATGCAATCTCCAAATCTTCCAGTAAGATGTGAGATTTTTAATACAGGTCCTACAACAGGGGGATCATTTGATCAAATTTGTTCTTCTGTAATGAGTGAAGGTGGATATGTTGAAACTGGTCAAGATTATTCAACACTTAATACAACATTAAGAACAGTAAATGCAGGAGCAACAGTACCTTTATTAGCAATAAGATTAAGTAATACTTTTCAAGGTTATCTAAACAGACTAACTTGTAAACTAGAAGAGTTTAGTTTTTATTCTGTAAAAGAGCCTTTGTATTACAAAGTTATAAAACTACCTAATGTTTCTTTTTTAACAGGAGGTTCTTGGACACCTGTAAATTCAAATTCAGGTGTTGAATATAATGTTGGAGCTACTGCTTATACAGATGGTAAAGTATTTGCTTCTGGTTATGTATCTGCCGCTGTAGGAAATAGAGGTTCTATCAATGCTGATAGCAATGCTTCAAATGCTAGAGAAAACTATGTTGCTCAAAATTATGATAGCACAGACTCAGAAATATATATGATTGCTGTAACAAACTTAGGTACTACATCTACTACTGTAGGTTGTGCTATGCAGTGGAGAGAAATTTATTAAAATAAAATATAAAATTATGTCAATAGGAAACTTAAAAGATCAAGGTAACAAGGGTAACAATTTCCCTTACCAATTAAAAACATTACAACTATTAGGAGCTATTAATGATAGCATCTCTGCTTTACCTGGTGTAGACTATGAAACTAGAACTACAACTTATCAAGCTACTGCTTCTGGGACAGGTTATTCTTCAGGAGATATTATTGTAAGATATGATATTATAGATGTTGCAACATCTACTGTTGCATCAACAGTATGGTTCAATCAAACTTTACAAACTACAATAACAGCACCTGCTCCTGGAAATCTTACACCTATATCTGCTCCTAGTGGTGTAACAGTTCTTAATGGACCTGGTGTAGCTGCTGTAAATATTCAAGATGGTGGTAACTCTATTACTGTAGATGGTGTATTTTTTCAAGCTACTCAACCTGTTTCAATTGCTACAATGCCAAGTACTCCTGTAACAGGAACTTTCTGGCAAGCAACACAACCAGTTAATCAAGTAGAAAGAACAGGTGTATCAGGTTATATTCCATCTCCTGGTATTACAGGTGTAGTAGCAACTGATGTAATTGTAGCACCAGGTGTTGGATTATTTACTTATATAACACAAATCTTAGTTACCAACTCTAATGCTACAGTAGGAACATTAGTTACTATTCAAACAGAAGATGGTACTGGATTATATGCAGGATATGCTGCACCGGCAGGTGGTGGTTTCTCAGTATCTTTTACTGTACCTATTAAGATGCCTGTGGCTAATAAAAAACTACAAGCTATTTGTACAACTACAGGAGCAAATGTTTATGTATCTGCTTCTGGTTATAAAGCTGCATAATTATGGGAACTATATTACTAATGGGTGCTGGTCTTCAGACTACAGTAACTGGACCAACTTATGATCCAGATGCTCAACTATTCTTTGATGCTCAAACAACAGCAGGAGTAACTCTTTCTACTACTGAAAAAGGTGCTGTTAATCAATGGGTAGTAGATGCTAAAGCAATAGGTATATGGACTAAAATGAAAGCTGTTTACCCAATGGTAGGTGGTACAGCAACATCTCAAAAGTTCAACCTTAAAAATCCTGCTGATACTAATGCAGCTTTTAGATTAAATTTTATAGGTGGTGGTACTCATAGTTCAAATGGTTATTTACCAAATGGAACTAATGCCTATGCAAATACTTTTTTAACTCCTTCAACAAATTTAACTTTAAATAATGTTTCTTTATCTATATATTCACGAACAAATAATACTTCGCTTGGTTTTGATATAGGTGCAAGAAATACAATCAGTGGTAGTGATGTTACACTAACTATGTATGCAGGTGGAGCAGTTGTTGGAAGAATAAATACTTATGCAGACTATGCTTCTATTCCATTAACTAATACTTTAGGGTTTATTCAAGCAACGAGGGTTGGAACAAATAGTCAAAAAGTATTTAAAAATGCAATATCATCCACATCAACTATTACTACTTCAACAGCGGCAGTAAGTTTTGTAATGTTAATTGGTGCTTTAAATTTAGATGGTGCTGCGGCTTTTTATAATAACAAAGAAATAGCCTTTGCTTCAATAGGTGACGGCTTAACAGATGCTGAAGCCTTAGCTTTTTACAATGCAGTTAATGCCTTCCAAGTAAGTTTAGCTAGAAATGTTTAACAAATAAAAATATAAACTATGAAACTAACAGATATAACAAGAGCAGAATATACTACTTATGTAGGACTTCTAACAGTAGAACAAAAGAATGAATTAGTAGGGCAGGAATATGCTCCAGATTGTTTTTTTAATCCTATACAAGATAATGCAGATAATTGGGTTATCTCTGTTGAGGAGATGGAATATAATATAAACCCAAACTATATGTGGGTACAAGATTTAGACTTAATAGTCTATGTGCCTAAAGAAAATCCTTTTCCTCCAGTAGGTGAAAATTAATTTGGTGAACTAGTAATTTTTTAGTATATTATTACATGGATGCAACTGAAATAACCTTTGGAGCCAAAGATGTAGCAGCAATTATAGTAGCTGTTATAAGTATCTTGGGCTTTCTCTATGCTCTTAAAAGGAATGCTGATAAAGCAACTGAAAATGCAGCAGTAATAAAAAAAGATCTTGAAGACTTTAAGGCTTCTACAAATGAAAAATTTATACATGGTAAGAACTCTAAAAAAGCCAATATTCAATATATTATGGATGCAATGCAGAAAAACAAAGATGAGGTTGAGAAAAAAGAAACTCAAATCTACAACAGAATTAGTGAGTTAAAACAAGAGCAACAAGATGCACATGAAAAACTTTGGGTAAAGCTTGACAGTGTTGAGAATATGCAAAGAGCTATGAGCACTTCCTTAGCTGAATTAACAGGATACTTAAAAGCTAAAAGAGAATCATAATGAAGACCTTAAAAAATTATTACAAACCAACTCCTAAGAAATGGAGAAAACTAGGTGATGCTTTATTAGCATGTGCCGGACTAATAGGTGGTGGTGGAATCCTAGCCTATGATCAGTTAAAAGATATCTACACTCCTAAAGAACTGAAGATGTTTATAGGAGCAGCTTTGGTAGTAGGTATAGCTGGTAAATTCTTAACCAACTTTTTCACAGATGATCTTAAAAAAGATGAAACAGGTAGTTAATTTTCTACTCACCTTACTAGTCTTGGTAACAATGACTCAGTGTGTACTTACAAAAAAGCAGAAGAACAACTTCTTAGCTAAGTACTGTGAGAGAAAGGATAGCATAGTCTATATCAAGAAAGACTCTATAGTACTTAAGGATACTACTATATATGTACCTACTGTGGTTAATACTCCTATCTACCTGGAAAATCCTTGTGCACTATTATGTGACTCATTTGGTAAACTTAAACCATTTACAAGAACTGAGAAAAAGAATGGGTTAAAAAGTACTATTAAGTCTGTAGGAAATGTACTAGTAGTAGAATGTGAAACAGACTCCTTAAAAGCTAGGATCCAATATCTTGAACATCATATAATTAATATAGAGAAAAGTCACACTGAAAATACAGTACAAAAACCTTGTGAACTAGAGCACAGAACCAAGTTTGATGGGTTTACCTGGTGGTGGTTTTGGATTACAGCAGCTATAGTGGCACTATGGATTGCTAAAAATTACCTTAAAAGCTACCCACCTTTCTTAAAATAAATCTTGTAAGTTTAAACTTTTTATATTATATTTGTATAAGTTTAATATTAAAAAAGTTTATTATGTCAGAAACAACCAACATGGATCCTCGTGAAATGCCAGAGCCTACACAGGAAGAGATCAAACAAATGCGTGCTAATATGCAAGCATATTACAAAGAACAACTACCGCTTGTAAAAATTCAAGCTGAGTATGAAAAGTATTTAGCTGATATTGAAGAAGCAAGAGCTCGTAGAATCAGCATGAATCTTAGAATTGCTCAAATGATGACCCCACCTACAGAACCTGAAGAAGGTCCAGAACCTGAAAAAAAAGAGCGTAAGCTTAAAGTTCAAGAATAATTTGTCATTATAAAAACATGGCAAAAGTTAACGTTGTCAACAAACAAGTCAGAATGGACTTGGATGACATAATCAGATATCAATTAATTACTCACTGCTATATTAATCATATAGCTTTGAGTGAACTTGATTTAGATTGCTTAATAAATCTTGGCAAGATGGGTGAATCAGAACTTACAGAATTCTGTTCTATAATGGCTGAGAAAAGGTTAGAAGAAAAATTAAAAACCTGGAAGCCATCTAGACCAAATGAGAGAAAGCCTGATCCTTCTCCACAAACAATAAGGAATGTACTTATTAAAGTTGAGAAAGATAACTTACTTTTAAAAGCCGGTAAAGGCCGTAAAAAAATAAGTCTTAACCCTGATTTAAAAATTCAGTTGCAAGGATCTGTATTGTTAAACTATAAAATTGTGTACGTTGAACCCCAGGAAGCCTAAAGATTTCTATGCTCCTCTTGCTAAAGAGTTTGACGTAAGTGAGCAATTTATAGCAGATATAGTAGGATGCTACTGGAAAGATGTAAAGCAAGCTATGCTTAAAGGTCTTGGTCCTAATATTATATTAGAAGGATTTGGTACATTTAAAGCTAAGCCATGGAAGTTACCGGAAACAATAGCTAAGTATGAGAGAATTCATAACAAGTATAAAACTCTTACCGACAATCCAGAGACTGCTTCTTTTCAGAAATTCACTATACTTAAAGAGACAGAACAAAGACTAAGTATACTGAATGAACTTCAAGTAAAAGTAGATCAAGAAACCAATAAACAACAACAAATAAAACATAAACGTTATGTGGGAAAAACTCAAAAAGATATGGAAGAACAAGAGCCTGATATGGGAAGGCTTTTGGAACAAGATGATATACAGGAAGATGATTGAAGAAGAAGCTCAAAGAAGATTAGCAATTTGTGAAGATTGTGGTCTTTTTGATAATAAAGGTGATAGCTGCATAGTACCAGGAACAGCTCCTTGTTGTTCAGCTTGTGGGTGCTGTCTAGCATTTAAAGTTAGATCGCTTGCTTCTTATTGCGCTCATCCTAATGGTGCTAAATGGAGAGCTGTATTATCTGAAGAAGAACAGGACAGAGTATATGACTCAATGGGATATGATCCTTATAATGAACAATCTTAAAATTAACTAACCATGGCGGTAACATTTAAAGCAGAAAATCATAAGTATGAAAGCTTAGATCCTGATGACAGAATAGAATGGATCAGTGTAACCACTTTTGTTGGACAGTTTAAGCAAAAGTTTGATCCTGTAGCACAATCAATTAAATCTTCAAAAAATAAAAAGTCTAAGTGGTACGGCATTCCTCCTTTGGAAATACAAGCTCACTGGGAAAAGGAATCAGGACGTGCTATGTCTGCTGGAACATTTTATCATGATCAACGTGAATCTGATTTACTAAGCATAGATACAATACAAAGGCAAGGTGTAGCAATTCCAATCATTAAACCTATTTATAATAATGGTGTAAAACATTCACCTTCTCAGAAACTTACAGAGGGGATTTATCCAGAACATTTTGTATATTTGAAATCAGTAGGTCTATGTGGACAATCTGATAGAGTAGAAGTAATTAAAGACACAGTGGATATAATTGATTATAAAACAAATAAGGAGATTAAAAAAGAATCATTTAAAAGCTGGGACGGTATATCACAGAAGATGACCGGTCCTTGTAACCACATGGATGACTGTAATTTTAATCATTATGCTTTACAATTAAGTGCTTATATGTACATGATTTTGAAACATAATCCTAATTACAAACCTGGTAAATTGCTACTACATCATGTGATCTTTGAAAAAGATGGTGAAGATAAGTTTGGTAATCCTATATTACGTAAAGACTCTAACAATGAACCTATTGTAAAAACAGTTGTGCCTTATGAAGTACCTTACTTAAAAAGAGAAATAATTAACATGATACACTATACAACTGATAAAAAATAATATGAAAACAAGAGTAATGGTTGAGTTTGATCTGGTAATGGAAAACTCTAAACTGAAAGAGGATATGGGTATTGAATCTCTGCATTTTTCTAAATGTACATTTAACTTATGCAATATTGAATATTTCAGAGAGTCTTTTGATGGAGATGGTGAACTAGAACCTTACACCGTAGCTGTATTAGATACAGGTATACTTTTGACTTTAGATGTGCCTTATACAGAATTTAAAAAACTCTACACAAAAAAAATAGAAAATGAGCAATGACCCTTATCAACACAGAGAGTTATTTTGTAACAATGTAAAAATGAACAAGAAAAGAAAAATTAAAATAGATGCTCACATTTACCCGGGTGTATGTATAGGCATTTCATTTCCAATGGATCACTATGTAGATATGACTATTTGCATTTTGTGTATTGGCATTCACTTTAAATGGAGAAAAAGATGACATTAAAATTTTTTGATATAGTAAATGGTCAGGTGGTAATTAATCATAATTGCTTATCAATACCTGAACTTAAAGCAGTACATGATGCATATACTGATCCTATTCCTGCATTTAATTTTCTATATTATAAATTTGATCCTGAAAGTGCTTATGCCAATATAGAAGAAGATGCTAAGGAAGAAGTTATTCAAGCAGACTTTCCTGGTGAATATACTTTAGAAGATGAGGTCATGATTGAAGCTATGGTTAAACTTGATGTTTTAACTATAACACCAACATACAGATATTATCTTGATAATAAAAGATTGATGGAAACACTTGGTCAATTTGTAAGAACAGCTACAGTCACAACGGGAAGAGATGGTAATATTGGAGCTTTACAATCTCAGGTAAAATCAGTTGGTAAAACAATTATGGAATTTAAACAGCTTGAAAAAGTTGCTTTACAAGAACTTGAAGAATTAAAAGGCCGTGTGCGCGGTGGTAAAAAATTAGCTTATGATCAATAAAGATAGCCTATATGATTGGTTGTTTCATTACAGCCCATATACTAAAAGCTGGACTGCTTTTAAAAGAGATGATATTAATAAGTATTTTAACGGAGAGTTAGAGAATCCAATATCTTCAAAGAAGCATAGTACTTTAGTTGAGATTATTGAGAAGACTGAAGGTGATCAAGCTAAGATTAAAAAGTTATTAAAGAATGGATGATCAACCATACATAGTAATCCCAACATGGGAGAATGATGAATGGTCAGTAACCACCTTTGATACCATGGTTGATTTTAGAGATTTTGTCTTATCTTTATTTAAAGAACCTGGTCAGTATGTTTTTGATGAAGCAGCTTTAGAGTTTAATACTCAAGCAAAAAAGTTTAATAAATCAGGTTATTTTTGTCCATATCCTGAAGGCAGTAAAGATTTTTTAGCTTACTGGAATGACCAAAAAATTAAATGCCGTTATGGTGTTATCTATAAAGGTAAAACAGATACTTGGTATCTTCCGCGCGAGTACTACATGTGGATCAATTTCCTACCTATCAATGATAAAGTAAAAAAGAAATTTGGTTTTCCTGAGATATGGGATAGTCAATATCATATGGCTCTTTATGAGTTACTGGCAGAGCTTCATTGGATGCACGCTGCAGTTCTTAAAAAGCGTCAATTTGGTTCCTCCTATTACCATATGGCTAAACTGATCAATCAAATCTGGTTTGAGGAAACCCCAATTCTTAAGATTGGAGCATCACTAAAAGATTACATTAATGATAAAGGATCTTGGAAATTCTTAACTGAGTATAAATCTTTCTTAGATGATAAGACTGCTTGGTACCGTCCAATGAATCCGGGTAAAGTATTAATGTGGCAACAACAGATTGAGGATACAGGTACTGATGGCCGATCTACATTAAAAGGTTTAAAAGGTACTATCCAGGGTGTGAGTTTTGAAAAGAGTGATACATCTGGTGTAGGTGGTGCTGTAAGGATATTCTTTTATGAAGAAGCCGGAGTTGCTCCTCATATGGATAAAACTGTGGAGTACTTATTTCCGGCATTACAAGCTGGTGATATTACAACTGGTATTTTTATTGCTGCAGGAACTGTAGGTGATCTTGATCAATGTGAGCCACTGAAGCAAATGACTTTATATCCTGTTGTAAATAGCATCTATCCGGTTACTAGTAATTTGCTAGATGATAAAGGTACAATAGGTGAGTCAGCTTTGTTTATTCCTGAGCAATGGTCAATGCCTCCATATATTGATAAGTATGGTAATTCACTAGTAGCTGAAGCAACCGCTGCACTTAATGCTAAGTTTGATCAATGGAAAAAAGACCTTACACCTGAGAAATATCAATTGCGTGTATCCCAGCATCCGCGTAATATAGCTGAAGCATTTGCTTATAGAAAGGTATCTCAATTTCCCCAACATCTTATTGCAGCTCAGTCCCGCAGAATAGAGGAAAAAGAATATGCTTATGAATTTATAAACTTAGAACGTGATGCGTCCGGTAAAATCGAGCCTCATATCACAACTAAACTTCCTATATCTGAATTTCCTATTACTAAAAAAACAGAAGATAAAACAGGCACCCTGGTTGTTTGGGAGAGACCTGACGCTAATGCTGAATGGGGAACCTACTACGCTTCTATTGACCCTGTATCAGAAGGTAAAACAACTACCTCAGAATCTTTGTGTTCTATTTATGTATACAAGAATCCTGTTGAGGTAACAAAGATTGATGTAGATAAAACTGAGACTTATATAGAACGTGATAAAATTGTAGCTGCTTGGTGTGGGCGTTTTGATGATATCAATAAAACTCATGAGAGACTTGCTACAATAATTGAGTGGTATAACTCATGGACTTTAATAGAAAATAACGTATCTTTGTTTATACAGTACATGATAAGTAAGCACAAACAGCGCTATCTTGTACCTAAAGACCAAATCTTTTTCTTGAAAGAGTTATCCGCAAACAGGAACGTGTTTCAAGAATATGGATGGAAGAACACAGGGACGTTGTTTAAGAATCACATCTTAAGCTACTTGATTGAGTTCTTAAAAGAAGAGCTTGATGTTGAAACCAAGGATGATGGCACTATTGTAAAAACTTACTATGGCATTGAACGTATTCCGGATCCAATGGCCATGGAAGAGATGAAAGCCTACAACACAGAAATAAATGTGGATAGGTTAGTAGCATTAGGAGCACTTATTGCTTTTGCTAAAGTTCAGCAAGCAAACAGAGGTTATAAAAAAAGAGTTGAAAATACAGATAGAAAACACTTGGAAAAGTCAGCAAATTTGTTTAAATTAAACGTAAGTCCTTTCCGGCATATTGGAAAAGGCTCAGGAAGTATTGGAAGCAGACCTTCAAGAAATCCATTTAAAAATATAAGATAAGATTATGAAAGTATTAAACGCAATGCAATTAAAGGCTGGTGCCAAATCTGAAACTAACCGTATGGGTAGTATCACGCAGCCTATTCAGTTTATCCCTCGTGAAGAAAAAGATAATGAGTGGACTGCTTGGAATCTTGATTGGTTAGAGTGGAACGGATTAAAACAAATCCGCAGAAACGCGCGTAGGCTTATGAAAAATTACAAGCTTGCTAAAGGTGTAATTGACAAAGCTGATTATCTTATAGAAGAAAATAATGAGATGAGAGATTTAGTTGAGACTCTGATTGAAGAAGATACTTCAGCTTTAGAACTTAAGTTTTATCCAATTATTCCTAATGTAATCAACGTGCTTGTTTCAGAGTTTGCTAAAAGAAATACTAAGACTACCTTCCGCGGGGTTGATGAATTTACTTACAATGAGCAGCTAGAAGAAAAACGTAAAAAAGTAGAAGATGTTCTGTACTCAAAAGCTGAACAAAAGCTATTAGCAAAAATGCTTGAGCAAGGAATGAATCCTGAGGATCCTGAAATGCAAGAGCAGATGCAACAGCAAATGGATCCAGAAAATCTTAAAACACTTCCTGAAATACAATCCTTCTTTGATAAAGACTATCGCAGTATGTGCGAACAATGGGCTTCTCATCAAATGAAAGTGGATGAGGAAAGATTTAGAATGGATGAACTTGAGGAAAGAGCTTTCAGAGATATGTTAATTACTGATCGTGAGTTCTGGCATATACGTATGACAGAAGATGATTATGAAGTTGAACTTTGGAACCCGGTAACTAGTTTTTATCACAAGTCTCCAGAAGCAAGATATATATCCCAAGGTAACTGGGTAGGCCGTATTGACATGATGACTATATCAGACGTTATTGACAAATACGGTTACATGATGACTCAAGAACAACTAGAGTCAATAGAAGCCATCTACCCCGTAAGGTCAGCTGGCTACCCACTTCAAGGTTATCAAAATGATGGTTCTTACTATGACGCTACAAAGTCTCATGATTTTAATACAAACATGCCTGGCTTAGCTTATCGTCAATACACTTCAATGTGGGATAATTCAATTGCTCCAGGTGGTGATATCATCAACTGGATCATGGCTGAAGGAGAAGATTATGCCCCTATGGGTGCTGCGTTTTTACTCCGTGTTACTACAGCTTACTGGAAGTCTCAACGTAAACTAGGACATCTTACTAAGATTACAGAAAGTGGAGAGACTATTGTTGATATCATTGATGAAAGTTACAAAGTGATAGATAAGCCTGTGTACAATACGCGCTTAATACAAAATAAAACTAAAGACAACTTGGTCTTTGGAGAACACATTGATTGGATATGGATCAATGAAGTATGGGGTGGTATCAAAATAGGACCTAATCACCCTTCTTTTTGGGGTATGAATAATCCAGGAGGTATTAACCCAATGTACTTAGGTATTGACAGTAATACAATTAAGCCTTTGAAGTTTCAATTCAAGGGAGATAAAACATTATATGGATGTAAATTGCCTGTAGAAGGTGCTGTATTCTCTGATCGTAATACTAGATCAACAGCAATGGTAGATTTAATGAAGCCATTTCAGATTGGATACAACATTGTTAATAACCAGATAGCTGATATCTTAGTAGATGAATTAGGTACTGTGATCTTGTTAGATCAAAATGCTTTACCTAGACACTCTATGAATGAAGACTGGGGTAAGAACAACTTAGCCAAGGCTTATGTTGCTATGAAAAACTTCCAGATGTTACCATTAGATACATCTATTACTAACACAGAAAATGCGCTTAACTTCCAGCATTTCCAAACGCTAAACCTTGAACAAACTAATCGTATGATGTCAAGGATTCAAATGGCCAACTACTTTAAGCAACAAGCTTTTGAAGTAATAGGTATCACACCACAACGATTAGGTCAACAATTAGGACAAACTGAAACTGCTAAAGGTATTGAACAAGCTGTGGCCGGTTCTTATGCTCAGACAGAGACTTACTTTATTCAACACTGTGATTATCTTATGCCTCGAGTACATCAAATGCGTACAGATGTTGCACAGTTTTATCATTCAAATAAACCTTCATTGCGTTTACAGTACATAACAAGCAGTGATGAAAAAGTAAACTTTGAGATGAATGGTACTGATTTATTATTGAGAGATCTTAATATCTTCTGTACAACTAAGGCTAACCAAAGAGCAATTCTTGAACAGATGAAACAAATGATTTCTAGCAATAATACAACCGGAGCATCAATCTTTGATTTAGGTAATATCATGCAATCAGAATCTCTTGCTGAACTTAATCATGTTCTTAAGAGCACTGATAGAAAAACTCAAAAAGATCGTCAAGAACAAATGCAGCATGAGCAACAAATGGCTGAACAAGCTAATCAAACAGCTATCCAACAAAAACAAATGGAAGTTGATGCAGATATGCGTAAAGAAGAAATGCGTAACAGAACTACCTTGCTTGCTGCTGAAATAAAAGCTGCAGGCTTTGGTGCAATGCAGGATATAAATAAGAATCAGCAAAGTGATTACGCTGATGAGTTAGCTAAAATCCAAAGTTCAAATGAGTTTCAACAGACTATGAGTTTTGAACAAGACAAAGAAAGATCTAAAAAATCTTTAAATGGTGATAAAAATAATATTGCTAGAGAGAAAATGCAAACTCAATTAGCCATGAAACAGATGGATATGAACATAGCAAGAGAGAATAAAAACCAATTTGACCTTAAAAAGAAGGCTCAAGAGAATAGCAAAACAAACAAGAAAAAGTAAAACTAGCGTTATAATGCAGAAAAACTTTACATGCTTGAAAAAAAAGTCAAATTTATAAAGTTTATTTGTATAATTTTGTTATATTAAGTATATGAGTGTCAGTCAAAAATAACCAACAAAAAATAAAAAGATGAGCAATACAACAGACAGCACAACCGTAGAGACGGTAGACATGGACATAAACCAGATATTAAATATCGGGGATAGCGTCATGTTACCTTCAACTACAGAGGAGCCTGAAAAGAAAAACATTTTTTCCCGTGGCAAAGAAGATTTATCTTTTTTAGATAATCCGGCAAAAGAAGAAACAACAGCTTCAACAACAACTCCAGCAGATCCTGCAACTACACCAGCAGCAACGCCAGTGTCCAAGTCAGAATTAGATGACATGTTGAATGAAGATCCTGATGAGGATACAACACCAGGTTCTACAAAATCTACAGGACGTAAGAATGGTCTAGTTGAATTAACTAGTAAACTTATTGAAAAGAACTTACTAGTTCCTTTTGATGATGATAAGCCAATTGACAAATACACTCTACAAGATTTTGAAGAGCTTATTGAAGCAAACTTTAATCACAAGGAACAAGAATTAGGTGGGCGTATCTCAAATCAGTTTTTTGAATCACTTCCTCCTGAGTTTCAATACGCTGCTGAATACATATCTAAAGGCGGTACAGATTTAAAAGGTCTATTTAAAACCCTTGCTCAAGTAGAAGAGGTTAGACAAATGGATCCTTCTGATGAAGGAGACGCAAAACACATTTCAAGAAGTTATCTTCAAGCTACCAACTTTGGTACAACTGAAGAGATTGAAGAACAGATCACTGAATGGGAAGATGCAAATCAGTTAGAGAACAAAGCTTCTAAGTTTAAACCTAAATTAGATGCAATGACTGAGAGACAAGTTCAATACAAACTTGCTCAACAAGCTGAGATGCAAAAACAACAAGATGTTCAAATGAAACATTATATGGATAACATATATAAGACATTAGAGCCAGGTGAATTAAACGGCCTTAAGCTTGATAGAAAAACACAAAACTTGTTATTTACAGGATTAGTTCAGCCAAACTATCAATCAGCGTCCGGCAATCCAACTAACTTACTTGGCCACTTATTAGAGAAGCATCAATACGTTGAACCAAGACATGATTTAGTTGCAGAAGCTTTATGGCTTTTAGCTGATCCTGAAGGATACAAAGCTAGAGTACGCGAGAACACTAAAAAAGAAGTAGTAGCTGATACAGTACGCAAGTTAAAATCAGAACAAAGTAATAAGATAGCATCTTATGCAGATGAACAACCTGAGGAACAAAAAAGCAGAGGTGGTGCAAAGCTTTCAAGAAACACAGGAGGATTTTTTAAACGTTAATAAACACAATAAATAATATAAACCCTAAAAACAAAAACAAAAAAGAATGAGCACTCCAGTTTTAAACAATGGTCTCTTCCTACGTGATACTAACTACAACGCTAGTTCACACGTAGATTCATATCACTTAGTGAATATGTTGAAGGACTCAGAACCAATGGACATGGGTCCAGTGGACATTTGGGCAATGACCCAAAAAATCGAAATGCCTTTATACCAATTATCATCTTTTGGTGGTAAGAACATTATCATGGTAGACAATGCAAGAGGTGAGTACAAATGGCAAACTCCTGTATCTCAGGATTTAGCGTACATCCTTGAAGACATTGAACCAAATAATGAAAACAAAGGTGTTGACGGTACAACCTTCAAAATCAAAATCAACAGACGTGAATTTGGACATGGTGATATTATCACTTATGACAAATACAATGGAGTTGAGATGTACATTACTGCAGATGATATCTTACCTATGGGTGATGGTTTTATCTACACTGTACAATTGGTAAACAATGATAACTACAAGTTTATTGATAACAAGTATTTAACACCACAAACTAAATTATTCCGTAAAGGTTCTGCCCGCGGGGAATATGGTGAAAGATTCTCTGATATCCAAACTCGTGCAGGTTTCCGTGAATTCTATAACTTCGTAGGAGGTGCAGAAGCTCACGTTCATTATTCAGTATCATCTCGTGCAGACATGATGATCAAAGGAGGAATGAATGCAGATGGTACAGTTCCTGTAACTGAGATCTGGAGAAACTTTGACAAGACGTTAGATCCAGCAATCACTAAGATTGAAGATATCGCGTCAAGAATGGGTAAAGATTACTTGAAGCGCGCTGTAGGAAATGGTACTTTAACACGTACTTTCTTAACTACAATGGAAGCAGCTCACTTAACTAAAATTGCTACAGACATCGAGACCTACTTAATGTGGGGACATGGTGGACGTGTTAAGCAAGATGGTCCAGATGATATGCGTTTATCAGTAGGTTTATGGAAGCAGTTAGATAACTCTTTCAAACGTGTGTACAATAAGTCTAACTTTAGCTTAGAGTTATTCCGCGGTGAGATCTACAACTTCTATGCAGGTCGTGTGGAGTTCCAAGGTCCAGATCCAAAACGCCAAATCATTGTTCAAACAGGTATGGGCGGTATGCGTTTAGTAAACGAGGCTATCAAGCGTGAAGCTGTTAACTCTGGTTTAGTAATCCAAGCTGCTAGCAACAATGGTATTGGTGCTATCTCTGGTCAAGGTATGGACTTAAACTTTGGATTTGCATTTACTTCTTACGTTATTCCATTCTTGGCTAACGTGAAATTTGTGTTAAACCCAGCGTTTGATAACTTACATACAAATGACATTGAGAACCCAATCATTGATGGTAACCCGTTATCATCTTATAGCTTCATCATTTTTGATATCACTGATACTGGAAATGACAACATCTACATGTTGAAGTTATCTTGGGATAATCAATTAAAATGGTGGTATCAAAACGGAACCATGGATTACATGGGCCGTACTCAAGGCTTCCAAAGCTCTGGTCAATTCAACGGTTACCGTGTGATGATGACTCAGACTATGCCAGCTATCTGGGTAAAAGATCCAACCAAAGTATTAAAAATTGTAATGAGAAATCCAATCACTGGAGGATCATTCTAACCATAAAAAAAAGGGGAGAGCAATCTCCCCTCTTTTTAATTAAAGTCAGTCAAATAACAACCAACTAAAAACCAAAAAAAGATTATGAGTATTTCAATTGTTTCAACACCTTATGATGTAAAGAGCGGGCGTATTTCCGTTAAACCTTACTTTGATCCTAACACTAGTAATTTAGGATTAGAAAAATATGGTATCACCCTTTATGACGGAGTGTTCCATGAGGAACAACTTTCTTGCATTGAGCGTAATGGTATTCAAAGATATGTAACAGGCTTAAGTGAATTTGCACCTGAGGTAAAATTAATCCAGGACAAAGAAACGCGCGAAGCTAAAATTAAAGAGATCCGTAATGTTGTAGCTCAACTTGAAAGAGAACTAGCTGTAAATGTTATTGATCCAGATAGCCCTAACTTCTGGAATGAAGTAAAATTATTAAAGCCTGATAACCATGAGTTCTGGAATAAGATCACAATGCGTTGTGGTAATGAGATCATACCATTAGATCCAGTTAAAGATCCATATGATTTGATTAAATTATACGCAATTGAAGCTGGTGGTTTCTCAATGATTGCTCCTAGTTACGAAGCTGCTAGAACTAAAAACGTTGCACCTAAGTTTTATCTTGACAAATATGTTGAGACTATTTCTACTAAGACTGAAGTTATTAAACTTAAAAACAGAGCTATATCTGAACTTGATAAATTATTTAACAAGAATCAGAACAAGTTGTTTTATGTTGCTAAAGTGGTAGATGGTAACAGTGTTCAATACAAAAAGACTACGCCACATGATGTAACATATTCTAACATGGATACTTTTATTAATGGTGAAGGTATTGAGAAAAACTTAAAAAGAGCAGCTCAAACATTTTTAGATGCTGTTGAACTTGACATGGAAACTCTTAAGATTAGAGCCATGATCAAAGATGCAACGTTCTATAAAATTATAGCTGCAAAACCTGATGGATTTATTTATCATGTTGATTCAAGTTCACAAATGGGGCGTAATGCTGCAGAGTGTCTTGAATACTTAAAAAATCCTTTACAAGAAAGTGTATTAGTAGACATTACTAAGAAGCTAGAGAAAAACTGGAATTAACTTAAAAAATAAATACAATGGCTGGTACAATGAAAACCCAAAACAAATTCCCTGAAGTAGTAACTAATCCTACTCAATATAAGGGTGGCATGAATGCATGTCCTATAGTAGTAACTAATCCTACAAGATACACAGGAGGAATGAATAAAGCTGTGTGTGATGTACCAACAGGAAAATTAAAAAAATAAGATCATGGCAAAAGCAAAAAAAGCAACAGCAAAATCTATTACTAAAACTGATGGAAAAACTACATCAGGTGTGATTAGTAATTATGAAAATTACAAAGCGCCTAAAGCTAAAACAGGTCCTGCACCTGCTATGAAAAAAGGTGGAATGGTTAAATCTAAAAAGAAGTAGTCATGGCCGGACAAATGAAAACAGCAAACGCTAAAGTTACTGCAGCTAAGAAAGCTACAGGTAAGCAAGGTGGCACAAATGGTGTTGCTAAAAAACAAACTAATATTAAAGCTAAATCTTCAGGTGGGGTAAACACTCCACCTAAAGGAGCTATACCTTCTAAAAAGAAATAGACATGGCAAAAACAACAAATCCTCGAATAGCACAAAGAGATAATACTGATGTTAGAAATAACAAAATCATGGCTATGATGAATAACATAGGTAAACCAGTTATGGTATCTGACAAAGTTTCTAAAGCTGTAGCAACTTTAAGATCTGGTAATGAAAGAGACTTAGAAAAAAATCTAGGTTCTTTAAACAGTTCTAAAACAGACAGTGCTGTTAAATTAGCAGCAACTAATAAAATTGTAGCTAGTAAAAAAATGGGTGGTTCAATTAAAAAGAAATAACATGGCAAAGAAATCAACTAAATCAAAAAGCGTCTCTATATCAATGATATCTGGTTCTAAAAATCAAGAAAGAAAATGGGAAGTTGATTCTGCTTTAAGTACTTTAAAGAGAGCAGAAGAAATTAGAAAAGATTCAAGATTGATGGCTGATGTAAAAAAAGCTGCTACTGAAATGCAGAACATTGTAAACAACGCAGTAAAGAAATAACATGGCTGACAAAAAATGGATACAGAAAGCAACAGCCTCTATCAAGAGAAGAGGGACTGAAGGTAAATGTACACCTATTACTAAACCAGGTTGTACAGGTAAGGCAAAAGCATTAGCTTTAACTTTTAAAAAAATGGCTAAAAACAGATAGCATGGCTAAGCAAATGATTAAAAGAAAAGACGGTAGTGTTTCCCAAAGAGGTCTCTGGGATAACGTCCGTGCTAACAAAGGCTCTGGTAAAAAGCCTACCAAAGAAATGCTTAAACAAGAAAAAAAGATTAAAGCTAAAACTAAGAAATAATGGCTGATACAGATCAAAAAATTAATAAGTGGGGATTAGGTTTAGAATATGCTGACTCTACTAAATATAAAATGGAAAAAGGAGATCATATTTCTAAGTATGAAATATGGGAAGAAATAAAAAAAGCTTTTGAAGAAGGTTTTGATAAAGCTAAAGAACTTTATAATATAAAAGACTAATGGTAAAAGATTTAAAAATATGGAATATGCTTTGTAAAAAGCTAAAACATCTAAATGATAATAACTATACTGCTAGAAAAATTTATGATAATTTAAAAAGAATTAAATAATGGCAAAAACTCCAGCATGGACCAGATCTGAAGGTAAAAGTAAAACTGGTGGGTTAAACCAAAAAGGTAGAGACTCTTATAATAAAGCTAATCCCGGATCAAATCTTAAGGCTCCACAGCCTGAAGGAGGTCCTAGAAAAAAATCATTCTGTGCAAGAATGTCTGGTGTAAAAGGACCAATGAAAAAACCTAATGGTGAACCTACAAGAAAAGCACTAGCTTTAAGAAAGTGGAAATGTTAAATAGTATATAACAAATGTTAAACTCAACAATACTCATAAAAGTAAAACAACGCTTAAACAAGCTAGCCAGTAATGATTACGATAATATTCAAGACTGGCAAGTTATTGAAGCTTTCAACAAAGGCCAGGTAGACTGGTGCCGTAGAAACCTTCATGGTTTAAATATTGTTAAGGAGGGAGATGAACAATATTTAAACCATGAAGGTTTCTACGGCACCAGTCTACCTGGC